CCTGGGCGCGGGCGCACGGCACGACACAGTTTTTATTGCCGGACGCCGCGACGCCTGCCGGAGAGGCGCAAGCCTTTCTGCAAGGGCGATTGCCGGAATCGGTGGCGGAGATGCTGCAGGCTGCGTCGCCTGGAACGTGCGGGGCCTGCAACGCCTATAAAGACGGCGCCTGCACGGAGCGGCTCGGCCTTGGCGTTAACGCCAATGATCCGGGCTGCGAGATGTTCATTCCCGCGTAGGCGGCGCGTGGCGTCTTTATCGTGACGCTAGCTTGTCGTTATGGAAGACGATCCTCATCATATTGCGAACAACCCCTCGGCGCCCGCCGATGAGCGTTTCGACGCGCAAAGCGAGCTGGCGCAGACATACCGGCCAACGGCGGCGGACCTTCCCGACACGGCGCAAGTGCTTCAATTTGCTGAATATGTGCGCAATGGTATTCAGGAAAGCGAACTACTAAAAGCGCAAGCCTTGTCAACGCCGCAACGCGCCGCGCCGCGCGCGCGGGGTATGCAGTCGCTCTATTTGGACAATCGGCAGGTGCTGGCGCATGGTGGGTACTTCGACAAGCCGGCGATGCTGGGCTTTGATGCGTTGCGCCGCATGGTTGACCAAACGCCGGTGCTCAACGCCGTGATCATGACGCGAATACGGCAGGTGCAACGGTTTTGCCGGCCGCAAACCAATGGGTCCGGCCCCGGTTTTTGCGTGGCGCATATCGACCCGGACCACAAGCCAACGGCCAGCGAAAAACACTCCATGCAGGTTTTGCAGCAGTTCATGCGCAACAGCGGGTTCGAGCATCGGCCGCGCATGAGAAAGCGCTTGCGGCGCGACAATTTTTCCAATTTCATGGCCAAGCTGGTGCGCGACACGCTCACGTTTGACGCCTGCCCGATCGAGGTCGAACGGAAAAACGATCAGCAACTCGGCCTTGACGGGTTTTATGCCGTCGATGGCGCGACAATCCGCCTGTGCAGCGAAGAAGGCTATGAAGGCGACGACCAGATATACGCGGTGCAGGCGGTCAACTCGGTTATTCATACCACCTATACGCTGGACGATCTGGTTTACGAGGTGCGCAACCCGCGAACCGATATCAATCTGACCGGTTACGGCCTGGGCGAAACAGAATTGCTGATCCGCGTTGTGACCGGGTTTCTCAACGCCATGTCGTACAACATCAAGGGTTTTGACAACAACGCCATACCCAAAGGCCTGTTGCAACTGTATGGCGATTACGACGAAAGCGACCTGGCCGCCTTCAAGCGCATCTGGAATAGCTGGGTCAAGGGCGTGAATAACGCCTGGTCGCTGCCTGTGTTGGCGGCGAAAGACAAGGAATCCGGGGCGTCATTCGAGAAATTCGGCATCGAGTTCAATGAAATGTATTTTTCGAAATGGATGACGTTTCTTGTTTCGATTATCTGCGCTATCTATTCGATGGGGCCGGACGAGATCAATTTTGAGTCATTCTCATCGCAAAAGTCGGCGCTTGCCGGGTCGGACACCGAAGAGAAGTTGGCCGACTCAAAAGACAAGGGGTTGCGGCCGCTGCTCTCTTTCTTTGAAAACACCTTTTCCGACTACCTGATTGGCGATTTCAGCGACAAATACCTTTTTCGCTGGACCGGGCTGGACGAAGAGGACGCCAAGTCGCGTTTCGAGCGGCAGAAACTGGTGATGTCGGTCGATGAGATGCGCGCGATAGATGATCTTCCCGCGATGGATGACTGGGGGACAGCGCCGATCAATCCCTCACTCATGCCGGCGTGGATGCAAACGAATCAACCGCCAGAGCCGCCGGAAATGGCGGCGGACGGCGGCGCGCCGGGCGATGAAAGCGAAGATCAGGGCGAGACAATAAGCAAGGCCTTCCCGGTTATCTACGATGTGGGGTGATGGACTGATGATTGAGTTTAAGCCGGGGCACGGCGGTGTGTATGATCTTCTGGGTGTGATGGCGGTGGCGTTTCTCGCCGCCGCCGCCGCCGCATTGCGGGAAATATGGGAAAGCATCCGGCAAGTCGACGACGATTGCGGCGCGATTCTGTTGGCGCTGATGGGTGTGGTTCGGCTGTCGGGCGGCATGTTGGGCGGCTGGTCATTGGCGATGCTGGTCTATGCAGTGGCGGCCAGCAGCGGCGCTGACCTGTCAATGTGGGAGTTGCCGGCAACCGTCGCGGGTGCGATAGGCGGTTGGTATTTTCTTGATGCGTTTAGGCGTCAACTGGTGGTGCAAATCAACGAGCGATTGTTGGGCCTGGTGCGCGGTTTCAGGGATAAAAAATAATGGCTTGCGTTTTCGTGACGCGATGATGGCGTCATGCAAAAACCCTTACTACTCGATGTCGGCGGCTTGTCTTGCGGCTGCACAGACCACGTTTTAGAAACCCTGCACAAAGCGACAGCCGAAACGCCGACTGAAAACGCGCTGTGGCGGTCGCATGAAGATCGTTTTATCAGCGAGCATATCGACAGCGTAACGGGCCGCATTCAGGCGCGTTTGTTGGCGATACTCAATGCTTTGCTGCAGGTTCACGGCATCCTTGATCCCGGCGTGTTGGCGAAAGCGCGGCCGCCCTGGCTGCGTTGGGACGCAGATCAGGCGGCCGCCGTGCGCGCCTATATTGAGGCGAAAAATCCGGACGATTACACGCTGGACGACTGGCTGTTGGTCGCTGAAATGATCATCAATCAATATCTGCCCGATGGCGTCTTGGCGGAAGAGGCGCAATACCTGGCGGTGCGTTCCGCGCTATTGGGAAAGATCAAGCAGCATTCGGAGGCCTCCGGCGTGGATTACTCTGGCGATATGGTCCGGCTGTCCGGCCTGTTGCCGCATCAATTTACGGCGGTTCGCCAGGGCGTGCCGCTATCTGACATCGAGTCTCTGGGCCTTGAATTCGCTGTGGCGCGCGCCGGCGAGCTGGTGAGCGATCTCAGCGACGCTGTACGTCGTCGCGTCAAGGCCGTCATTATCGAGCATCAACAGGGCATGGCCATGGGTGAACCCGGCGCATCGCTGTGGTCGCTGCAGTCGAGCCTGCTCGATGAGTTTGGCATTTTGAACCGCGATTGGCGTCGGGTTGCCTTGACCGAGGCGGGGCGCAACGCCAACGAAGGCTATATTGCGGCGCTGCCGACTGGTGCGAGAGTGCGCCGGGTCGAAGCCTACGAAGGCGCGTGCTCGTTTTGCCGCGCCATCAACGGGCGCGTTTTCACGGTCGTCGATCCCGGCAAAAAGGATAAAGACGGCGCAACCGAGGTTTGGGTCGGCAAGACCAACGTGGGGCGTTCGGCGTCACCCCGAAAGCGGGTTAATGGCGAGTTGGTCGAGCGCCTGCCGTCAGAGCTTTGGTGGGTGGCCTCTGGCGTGCAGCATCCCAACTGCCGGGGCGGCTGGTCAATGCTGGAAGAAACGCCCGCTGATGTGGCGCCAGAGTTCGCGCAATGGATGGATGAACTGCTGGGCGATCATGGCCGCTAGCGATCAATGCGCGTGCTGTCGTGACTCGACAATCGGCGCATGAGCAACATCAAAGAACAATTCATCTTCGCCATCATTGAGCGCGAAGGCGCGTACTCGGACAACAAAAATGACAGCGGCGGCAAGACTCGCTGGGGCGTCACCGAGCGCGTGGCGCGACGCCATGGCTATCGCGGCGAGATGCGGCATCTACCAAAAGCGACCGCCTTTGACATTTTGGCAAACCGGTATTGGGACGGTCTTTCCCTGGATGAAGTCGCGGCCCTGTCGATCCCTATCGCGGCCGAAGTCGCCGATAGCGCGGTCAACTGCGGGGCCCGTCGCGCGGCTGAGTGGCTGCAGCGATCGCTCAATGTTTTTAACCGCAACGCGGCGCTGTACAGCGATATCCGCGTTGATGGCGACATCGGTCCGCAAACGCTGCAAGCGCTGCGGCGTTACCTGCAGTCCCGCGCCGACGATCAGGGCGAATGGGTGCTGCTGCGCGCGCTCAATGTTTTGCAGGGCGCGCACTACCTGACGCTAGCCGAGCGGCGAG